TGTGAAATGTATTTCATCTTAATATCTTGTTGCTTCTTTTCCTTTGCAATACGGTGCAAGAAAGCATACCAAGAAATTTGAGTGAAATACGAAAACGCATTAGGCATACCCGTACGTGTAGGTGCATTAATATTATAGTTATTAATTGCTTTAAGACAATTTTCAACAGCATCCATTACCATCTCATCTCGGTATGTGTATCTGATGAAATTTGCCCTGTGTGAAAGTCCTTCAGCGATTCGTAGAAATGACTGTGCAATGTAGTTAGTCACCTTCGGAATCTCTGTTCCAGCTTCCTTTGCTTCAGTTACACTCTTGACATAGTCAACGACTGCAAATGAAAACTCTTTATTATTAACGTAGTGTGGTCTATCTTTAGGTTTCATATTATATTCCTAGCATATATTACTGATTATACATCAGCTCTTAGGGTAAGTAAATCAAATTATTTTAATGATATGCGCATTTTTATGTGTACATATCTGGTAATGTGTGTATAATAGAAGTATTACTTCTGGGGGTGGAGAGGTATACTATTAATGTAGTTTATTCTTCGGCTTGAACTTTAAGACTTTATCATCTTGCGGGTCATCATCTTCCGGTTCCGCTAATGGATCTTCGTCTTCTTCGATACTTCCTTCGTCAAAATTAAACTGTGAAATATGTTCATCATACTGATCAATCACTTTTTTATCAGGCTGAACCATACAAATTACAGAATGGGCATTAAGTGCTAATACTTTATTTGGTTCATACAAATGCATCATGAAAGGTTTAAAGGTGTAATACCTTACTTGATTTTCAAAATCTTCGTGGGATACTAATGTATAAGCCGATCTGAGAAGTAGCGTGTGCTCAATACCATCTTCTTCATCGTATAAAGCTTCAGTCAAATCACAGAGAATTTCTTCTCCGGTAATGAGCTTCATTTGTTTTACGTTAGCTACCATTAATTATTTTTCCTGTTGATTACTTTATATCTATCTCGTAAATTTTGTAGTCAAATTCTTGTTTAGCATACATCTTAATACGTTCTGCTGAGTGTTCTAATGTGTAATTCTTCCTATGTCCCCAATGTAAGTCATCAGCAATATCGTAAAGTTGCGCTATAGATCCGTCGTCTGATTTTCTGAGTCCTCGTCCGATTGATTGGAGAACTCTGATTTGAGACTTGGATGGGGATGCAAATACGATATTATGCAAATTACGAATATTAATCCCAGTGGAGAAAGTGCCAAGGCTAGCAACAATGATTGCATTCTTTTGTCCTTCTACGATCTTACGAATTGCTTCACGGTCACTCGTGTCGGTTTCACCGGATACAAAAAAGATTTTTCTGTTTTCATGGGCTTTGTCTCGAATCATTTCAAACAAAGGTTTACCATGTTTTTCTACAAAATTAAATAGTACGAGAGTATTGCCATCAAGATCCAAAGCGAGATTAGAAATGAGCTTATTACGAGACTCGTTTCGAACAATGAAATCCAGTTCAGCTTGATAATCTTGTTTACCCCAATTTCGACGAATCTCTTCATCATATTTAAGTAAAAGTACAGAGATCTTAAGTTTAGCAAGTGTGTCTTCATCTTGAAGTTTCTTTGTCGTTGTTACATTATATATCTTCCCAAAAAGCCCTTGTAATACGAGTTCATGGGTTTGAGAACCGTCAAGTGTACCTGTTGTTCCCCAACGATATTCGGCTTCTTTGCATTTATCCATAATAGTGGTGAGAGACTTTGATTTAAAGCCATGACATTCGTCACCAATGACAGCACCAAATTGTTCAAACCATTTCGGCGGCAGTTTGTAAATTGACTGCCAGGTTGAAATGATAATTTCTTTATCGGTCTCTTTATCTCGTCCAGAATAAATCCGGTGGACACAGTCTTCGACAGGCATGCCATAGTCTGCGAAGTCGTTATACATTTGCTCAACCAGCGAAGTCGTTGGTACAATAACCAAGACTTTCCTGTTTGCCTTCCTAAGAAATAGTAAATATCTTTGGACGAGTGTGTAGATGATAAGAGACTTGCCAGAGCCCGTTGGTGAAATAAGTACTGCTCTTTTTCTGTGGAGTCCTTCGCAAACTGCGTCAAATTGGTAGTCTCGTATTCCAATTGGTTTACCTCTTGATTGTAACTCTAGTCTATCAACAAATGCTTTAATTTCATTTGGATCAATATCAATTTGACTATCTGGCCGGCCATAAAAATTATTATGTTCTACTTCAATAGTATATTTTCTAGGTTTAGCAAATTCGGCTAAGAATGGAAATAATCCAACAGGTAGTTCCATCTTATGGATATTAAATAGTCTGATCTTACCATCCCAGACTTTATTTTTATACGCTGGCATAAATTTATAGCCGGGCACAAAAAATGAAAAGAAATCAGTCAACTCATTGGCAATACCATAGTCGCAGGTAATTTCCATGAAAGAGTGGTTTTTATTTTTAACTTTAATGATTTCCATAACGATACTCTATTAATTCCATTCATACATATATATAGCTAAAATAAGGTATGAATATGATATATAGCACTAATGAATGGTCTCCTTTAAAACAAGTCATAGTTGGTACGGCAAAAAATATGAACTGGCCTTCATGGGAAGATGAATTTCCTGAAGCTCCTAGTAATAGACCGGTTGAAGCAAATATTATTGAAGAAACCTCTATAGCCCTAGATACTTTTCAAACTACTCTAGAGATGTTAGGAGTCGAAGTTCTTAGACCTATTGATCAGGACTACGTAAAGTTAAATGGCTTTGGAGCATACTCTACCCGTGACGCAACATTAATTATTGGAAATAAAGTTATTTTTACTCCAACGATGTTTAAACAAAGAAGACTTGAGTGGGATGCAATAAAACCTTTATTGGATACAGATAACTTTGTCTATGCGCCTATGGATACTGATATAATGTTTGATGCTGCAAATATTATGAGATGCAACAACGATATTATATATCTCGTGAGTGGGAGTGGAAATGAGGCAGGTGGGAGATGGCTTCAAGAGGAGCTTGGTTCTGAATATAAAGTTCATTTTGTTAGAAACTTATATAGCGGTCACCACGTCGATTCTACTATAATCCCTTTAAGGGAAGGCTTGGTTATGTTAAATGCCGGGAGAGCTAATGAAAGCCATGTTCCAGAATTTATGAAAAGCTGGGATAAAATTTGGATAACTGATGATGATATTGTGGACGAATCATGTGATATAGATATTGCTTCAAAGTGGTTAGCTATGAATCTTTTAAGCGTAAATGAAGAGCTTGTTATACTAAATGAAGCACAAACCGGAATAATGAAAAAACTATTAAAGTATGGTATTAGTTCTATTGGAATAAGTCTTCAGCATGGAAAATATCTTTTAGGTGGGCACCATTGCACTACTTTAGACACTATTAGAGCATAAATAAGTCAAAGGAGATCTAAATGGCATATAAAGTAACCGATAAAGTAGTGGGTCTAGTTAATCTACCTGGCTATAAAACCTGTTCAAATGTAGATGAATTTTCATTTCATGTAGAAAATTGTGGTCTAGACCACGAAGAATATATTGATATGGCAAAGAACAATTTGGTATCAAAGGGATTGATTGATCCAAGCGAATCGACGATTTATAAAAATAATTTTGTATTTAGGCAATTTGATGCAGAATCACAAACGCTTAATAGAGAAAGAATTTTCTTTAGTCAACAAGACTATATCGATCAAAAAGCAATATCAGATGCCGTTGACTATGTAGAATTATTTGGTGAACAAATGTATGAAATTGTCAATATTTCAGAAGAAGAATTTTAACCCCCAGCTTCAAACATGCGCCACTTAATCATATTACCTATGGTTTGGTGGCGCCATTTGATATTATCTACAATTTCCTGTAGTGTCTCTACTAACACTTTTAATTGCTGAATTTCGTCTTCTGATTTCTGAATATCAGTATCAGCATCATAGTAGTAATCCATTTCCCCTTTAAGAACTTTAAGTCCTTTAAATGGATCAAATTCCCAGCCTTTAGCTTCAATTTCTTCTTTGGTCATTTTACCGTTATAGTAAAGCCACTTGTCTTTCAATAGAGTTTTTTGCGACATTTGTGCTCGACGAAGCATCATTTTAGCTTCAGCGTGCATGGGAAGGTATTTTGCATGAAGCATAGGTGTCTGCCTAGATGCCTCATCTAATGACGTATTATTGATAATACAGTCTTTTTCCCACATAGTAATAATTGGTTCAAGGTACTTCATAGTATACTCCTAATGCTTTTATAGCATTATATCAAATTAGTCAGTGATTGTAAATGTCGTATAAGCAAACGTGATTGGGAATGTGATGTACTGTACATTATCAACAGTAGATTGAAAGTTGATAGTTCCTACGTTGATCGGGAATGCTCCCTGATATATAATCTTATCTATCTGATTATTATGGCTGCTCAAGACTGACAGTGTAATATCATACATTGGCAAATCTTCATCAGCGTCTCTAACTCCGCTCGCTAACTTGTTTTTCATAGTAGCGCCAGATTTTACCCAATTGAGCATTTCTTTGTAGACATTCATATTCTCATCTACAATAGCATCTACAGTCAATTGACCATATTCAATTTTGTCTCCTGGAGTTAGTAAGTTTGTTCCACGGAATTGTACAATCGTAGGCGCTACTGATACATCTGGATGCTGGACTGATTGCGCAAAGAACTCTAAGTTCTTGAAACGCTTCCTTAAAATTACAAGTTTAAAACCATTAGGTTGTAAGAAATCTTGAGACTCAAGAGTTGATACTGTTGTTGTCATGCCTATCTCCATTACTTAGATCTATTTATGTGAAAAAAAGTGAAAAAAATCTAAATTAGCTGTTTACACGGGTTTGGTTTATTCGTATAAAGAATACATCAAAAGGAGATACACAATGCAAATCACATTCGATACTCGCTACATCAAATCATACACAACCATCAAGAACCTCAAAAAAGCAGTTGCAAAATTCGAAGAATGTCGCTATGTGGTGTCTGTAACAGAAGAAGGTCGTTTTTATCCAATCTTCATTGGAGAAGAAGCATTACAAGCTGGCGTCCACTTTCACAACTTCCCAGTAACTAACTAAGGAGATATACAAAATGACTTATACAGTTACTCACACACTTTATCACCCACGTCGGCCTACCGGTTCTACCGGTAGCGCCTTCGCTATTCACTTTACTCCTAAAGGCAATGAGGTAGAAATCGTTAATCATGTCAAAGGTGGCATTGGAGCAAACTTTCCAATCAAAGCTGCTCGCATTTATTACAAAGAGAAACTCAAAGAAGGATATACATCATGAAAAAATTACAAAATGTCTTTATCGGCGGACTTGATATGTCTGATTATCCAAAATTTTGTGATGCGTATTTTGAGTATGCGGAGGATGAAAATGGTAATCCTCTAACGGAAGCCGAACTAGATGATTTGGCGGATGATCACGACATTTACGAATATATTGCTGATCAGATTCACTAGCATAAAAAAAGACGCAGAAGCGTCTCTAGTTGCTCTGTTACCAACTATTATTCTAATAAAGTACTAACAGTTTCTTGTGTAGCAGCAAGTTCGGGATCGCTTACCAATCCATATTTTGCTAGTGGGCCATCTGGCCCAGCAATATCATCTGCAACAAAGAAGTTTACAAACTCTGGTAGTCCTGGAATAACTTTTACGTGAGCATCTTTAATATAGAAGAACAGCGGGCGACTTACAGGGTAAGTACCGTTTGCAATAGTTTCTTGGCTACCTTCTATTCCATTGATTGTAGCTGTTTGAAGTTTGTCAGTGTTGTTGAGGTAGAACGCTAAACCAAATACGCCGATACTGCTCTTATTGCTTTCAATGCGAGCAAGTGTTTCAGTATAGTCTCCATCAATATCAACTACTTTGTCATAATTTACTTCTGCACACTTAGTATGTGCTGCTTTTTTGTCATCTAGTTCTGCTAGGAATTTGTCAAAATCGCCTACTGCTTCACACCCCGCTATCATAACTTTTTCTTCAAAAACTTCACGTGTGCCGTGCTTGGTGCCAGGAATGTTTGCTGTAATCTTTACGTCTGGAAGACTGGGATGAATCTCATTCCACTTGGTAAAGTCTGTGTGTTTGCTCAACGCTTGATAGATTTGACCTGTGGTTAGTGCGCCGAAGTTTTCTAAACTTTTGTGTGCTGCAAATACAATACCGTCATACCCAATACGCACTTCAGTAACATCAATAACACCATTTACTGCGCAGGATTCAAGTTCGGTGCTTTTAATTTGACGGCTTGCGTTTGCAATGTCAATGGTGTTTTCACCAATGCCTTCACAAAATCTTTTTAAGCCTGATGAACTACCACCTGATTCAACAACGGGTGTAGGGAAGTCAAAGTTTTCACCAAATGCTTCTGCTACGATACTTGCATATGGAAGAACGGTGCTCGAACCTGCGATTTGAATGTTGTCGCGAGCAAATGCTGATGTAGATGTTAAGACCGCTACAGTTGCCATGGCCAATAATGTTTTCATTTTATCTTTTCCTTTGTTTTGAGCGTTGTGTGTATCATTACGTTTATATATAGGTCACTATAGCATAAGGATTTTGAATAAAAAAAGAGACGCCGAAGCGTCTCTAGTTGTACTCGTTAAAGTGGAAGGGGTTTTATCCCCTTCCTTTTTTTATAACTTACGCGAGGATGTTGTCAACGCGGAAGATACGGTAGTACTGGTTAGTCTTAGCTGTTGCAAGACCGTCCGCAGGAGTTGAACCAACGAATGGGTTAGAAGCCATGCCGTAGCGTGTCTTGAAACCGATTTTAGGCTGGAACGTTTCCTCAGCAACGGCGCGAACCATTGTAAGCGGTACGTATGGGCAGTAGAACACACCGGCGTCATATGGGTTTGTACCCTTATAGCCAACGTTGATGTAATCTGCAGTTGCATATGGATCGATATAGATCTTCATGCGACCGTTAAGTACACCAGCGAATGTGTTGCCTGTGTCGTCTACGTTAAGAGCTGTTGACATTGCAGGAGCATAGTCAAGCATACCTGAAGCTGCAAGTGCAGAAGCTACGTCTGAAGACACGATAGCAAAGTTACCTTTACCACGACGTGTTTCTTTTGCGATTGTGTTAGCTTCACGCTCGAGTTGTAGGATAAGACCTTTGATCTTTTCTACGCTCCAACGACCGTCTGCATCTGTTGACAAGTCAAAGATACCGTTAACGGCTGTGTTAGCTGTAAGAGCACCAGTTTTAGCTTGGCTGTTGATCGTGCGAATAACTTCGCGGTTGATCTCTGCAAGAATCTCTGTTGAGAGAATGTTTGCAAGCTCTGTTTCAGCGTCAAGACCGTGAATCGCTTTAAGGTCTTGTGCAAGCTCAAGGCTGTACTCAGCTTTCAACGCGCGTGATTTCGCAGTCACGGTCGCTTTTTCGATGGTGAAACCCATCTCGTTGAAGCTAGAACCACCAGTTGAACCAAGTGCTTCAGCATCAGCTGTTGGCATACCTGAAGCAACAGTTGGACCTGTACGGTCGTTGTCGATCGAGCTGTCTGAGTTGGAGTCTGTAAGACCAGCAAGACCTGATGGACCGCCAGTTTGTGTTACAGATGAGTCACCTGAGAATGCTGTGTTTGCTTCGTTGAAGAGAGCTTCAGTCGAACCAGTTGCACCAGCACCGTAGCGTGATTTCATTGCGAAGATCAAGCCTGTTGGGCCAGTCATCGGTTGAACGCCAGCAACGTCATATGCCATCATGTTCGGCATTGCGCGGCGAACAAGTGAGATAAGAACTGGGTTCCAGTTAGCTGCTGAACCAGTGTTGTTGCCTGGAGCTGCTTCTGTAAGCATGTTGTTTTGA